CCTAATTGACCTGGCATGATTCCAGCAGGAAGATAATTATCAAAACCTGGTAGACCAGTCTTAATTCCTACCTGTCCAAGTTCTTGTTGTTTTTTTACTTGTTCATAATATGCAATGGCAGATTCAAGATCTGTAGCATCAATATCACGAATTGCAGATGTATTCTTTTTTAGTTCTGCAGTTTTGGTAATAAGATTATTCAAAGCATCTACACTCTGGCCACCCTGAACTTCTGATGCAGCAGTTCTAAGAATATCTTTTAGGCTATCATTTAAATATTCTGACTGTAACTCTTCAAGATGGTATTTTGTTGCGCCAACTTCTTTTACTGGCTCAAAATCTCTAAACTTATCAACTACAAGTGAAACTGGTGGCACAGAGGCATTGGCTTCAGAATATAATCTGATAAAATTCCAAATATCATTATGAGTTCTAAGAAGATTATCTATATTAGCCTGAAGTAAAACATGAACCTGTTTATCTTGTAAAACTGCAGATATTAATTTTGCCTCTGTATTATTCACTTAACCACTTCCTAGCCATTGCTCTTCGTTCTTCTCGCTCTTTTTGATCCTGCTCTTTATTTTTTCTTGCCTGTAAAATATTTTCTGCATTGTAAGCAAAGTGATTCCAAGATGGAGACTCTGCGACACTAAAGTAATATTCTAATAAATCATAGCACATACCTATACCGTATGACTCAATTAATGCATCGGCAGACCATTGCTCTACATTTAAATTTAAAGATGGCTTAGATTCATACTTGATAGTATGGTGCTTGCTATAGCGTGAAAGCAAAGCCATTCGGTCTTTGCGATCTGCCATTACTCGTTAATTTCTGCTTTTGCTTCTGTAATCTTGGCAGTAAGTTTATCTTCTACAAACTTATAAACACGCTCAAAAGCATCATTTGTAGTTTCGCCATCACGCTTAGAGTCTACAACTCCAAGATCAAGGCGCAGTGATTGAAAATTTCCTAAATTTAATGTGTATCCAAGTGTTACAGATACTTTAGTGCTATCGTTTTCCATTTACCCTCCAAGGGACTAGTTAATAGATTCACTCCAAATTGGAATAAATCTTCCGTCTTCTGTTCTCGTATATGTAAGTATACCATCGCCCATTCTTCTTGTCAACTCTTGTGGACTTGGTGTAATATCATTTGTTATTAATTTGTCTTTTCTTGGTCTTCCAATATGGTATGTTGCCAGTATATCACGAATTGCCCAAACCTGCGACTCTGAGTAATATGATCTGACCTGCCATCCCGTTGAGCCACCCTTTTGAGACCCAGTTGGAAATGGTATAATTCCACGTTTCATAAGTGATGGCATATACTTTTTATGTCTATTCACTAAATCTGCAGTTTCGCCAACAGTATAGGCTCGTTCCCTTTTATTTTTAAAATCTTTAATTAAACAACTTTCAATCTGATCTTTTGTAATATTATAAACAGACATAATTCCATTAGATCTATTTAAATGATGGACTCTAACTAAATCACCATTTAAAAACCAAACTTTTTTATTTCCTGGAATTATAGGTGCATTATTATACTCATCGCTGCTGCGATAACCTTTTCTGTCTGCCATATTAGTTTAGTTTGGGATACCAATAATAATTAGGTTAACAGCGACTGATAAATCGCCAGAGGTATTGAAATTAACAATACCTTCTACCTTTGATGTTGTGATAGTTTTAATAACAACAGATACATTTTTACCAGCATCTGTTCCGCCAATATTAATTGGTGTTGCTGTTACCACAGGTACATATTTAAAATCTGATGGGAAGTCATAGGAGAATGCTATCTGACTACCAATACTTTGATTTGCATTTTTAGCAACTTCTAAATAACCACCAATAATTCTTGCCTCTGAAGCCTTTACACTTTGCTTACCAAGATTGGGTGTATCAACCGTTACATATTTATATGTTGCTGGAGATACTTGTGACGATAAGTCATTAATAGCATTAACTATTTGATAAATATATGAAACATCGAGTGGTTGTCCACGTTCAGGTAAAGGTAATTTAGCCATTATATCTCCTAATCAATTATACCAGAGGCTCTGTGCCTTCGAAAATAGTTAATGCTAGATTTCTTTTCTTTACATAACTCTCAGCCTGTATTGCTACGCTGATTTCATTTCCAGACGCTGGCTTGATCATTGTAAAACCATGTACATATGATGTGCCTCTAAATTCCCAATTACCACTATCAATTTTTGTAAAAATATCGTAAGCCTCTCTATCGTCAAATTCTCCTGAGTCAGTCCAAACAATTGTAATTGACTTAGACCCAACCTCTATTGCTCCGTCAACTAATGCGGGCGCATGAGCAATAAGATTATATACGGGTGACCAATGAGAAGTTCTATTTTTATCTTCTGAAATTATACGATATCTAACCATGTGGTTATTGCTTTCGCCAACGGCTGGTAAATCATTTTTAGAAATAATAACTTTTTTAATGCCCTTATCAGCCATTATTGTACATCCATAGCAAATCTAAATTCTATATAGTTTGTTGTATTTGCTGATTTAACAATTGTTTCAGCATTGGTATTTTTTAATACAGTATATCCAGTCATTCCATACAATGGATTAGTTGTGCTAACATTTTCAAATCTCAATGCATCTAGTCCAATATAATAATCTGATGATGGTTCATCATTTTTAATAACACAAGCATATATTTTTGCTATATTAACACTGCTCCATGTAAATCCACTACTACTTTTTAACAATTCTTGTAATTCTTTTGTAGAAACAATATATCTATTTGTAGAAAAATCGTAGTCTGCTGAGTCTACAACAGTTTGAAATCTTGCCCATTCTCCAGAATTATGAACGTCTGTAGATGAAAATTCTACTAAAATAATTACCTTATCTGGATTATCCAAACTTTGACCATCCTTATTTATAACTGTGAATGCTAATTTTAATTGGTCTATTGGAGCATTTTTATTAAAATCTAAAGATGTACCACTTAAATGTATGTGGTTAGATCCATCACCGACAACAATATTATTGTCAATATCTAATGTTAAGTTTGCTGAATCTCCAGCCATCATGACAACATTGTTAAAAAATCTTGCACGTTCATATTTTGCAATTCTATTTGAATTTGTAAAAATTCTATTATCTGCATTTGTTTGAAATACTGAATATGGCTGATCAATTATATTATTATTATCTGAACCATCTAATGGTGAATAAACTATTGGCACCTGGATAGATGATCCAGATGTATGATATTCCCAATTCTCATCTGTAGTATATGCATAAATTGTTTTACTATCATATGCTCCTGCTGATGGATTTGCTCCTGCTGAAAAAATACCAACTTCAGAAATTTCATATCTTTCTTCTGTTGGTAACTCTGCTGTTAATACAATTTTAGATATCCCATTCTCAGTAATATATCCTCTAGATACGATTGGAATACGAAACATTTCAAAATCTAAATTCTGTTTAGACGAATAGTCTACAAAGGTTGCATCTGTGTTTAATGGTTTAGCACCACATCCAATTGCAATATAAGAGGCATAGGCTGGTGCCTGCCCAATTAAATATTTTCCTAAAATGCTTTTACCTGTTTGAGTTATCATTAATTATTCACCTCGTATATTGTATCACTAAGTACTTCTCCATTTTTAAATATTTCTACCTCTATCTGCTCATCTGGCATAAGATTAATTACATTAATAATAAGATCACCAGTTATTGAGTCAATATATACAATATCGCAAGATGGACCAGTTCCACATGTAGGAATTTTATTTGATAATACTATTGGAAATTTTTTAAAATAATCTTTATCTACATCCTGTAAACTAAGAATATTTTGTGGATTATATTGTAAATATAAATTTGTTAAATTTTTAATTGGCTGATAGATTACATTTTGACCATTTACTAAATCTGTTCTAGCAATATTAATTAATTCTTGTCCACCAATATTTTCAAAAATAAGATCGGTCATGACCTCTATTGGTGTTGTTTCATCATTAAATAAAATAATATCTGGTCTAGCAGCAAGAACATCATTTGTAGATGTTGATGGAGTTACTGTTGGAATTCCTGGAGTTGTATCTGCCATATTAAACCTCACTAAGGTGAACTACCATTGTTGGTCCACTCCCATCTCTTTGATAATCTATATTATATACTACAAAGCGGGTATCTGAATTAGCCACAACGTCTACGCCATTATCTACGTAATCAATAGTAACAATATCCCCTAATTGTAAAGTTGGAATACTAAAAATATCTAATCCTACGGATAATCTAGGTTTAGTAATCTTTGTAGTAAGCCAAGACATTAAATTGTTAGCATCATCTTGCGACTGTATATATGGTGTACTTAATGAAAAGTCTTTTCTTCCATAAGACATTCTGCTTACCTTTATATCTTCATATCTTTTTTCTATTTTATTTGCAGCAGCAATTGAATCAGATGTAACATAATTAATGTTGCTAAAGTCGCTATTTTTTTTGAAATATTCATCCATAGTAAACTGATGTTCAGATTCTTGTGTAAAGGTAATT